ATGACTCTCAAGGGGTACACGCTACTGGATCTCTGCCGCTACTACGATGTCTCTCCCACTTCTTTTCCTCTTGATTGTACTTTCTGTGATTGTGTATTGGATGATGTGGATAGAGCCAGCTTCGCGGCGTCTAAACTAAAGGTGGTCGTGAGGAATTTGCAATATAAGGGGGCATGCATTAAATGTCGCAGGGCGCTTGCTGCAGAAGAGAAGTTTAAATATCTTGTGTGTGTTGGGGAGGCAGACTTGGTAGAGGCTATGTGTGGTACCGGGATAGTTCATTGCAGTGTTAGATGTGTTAGCTGCCTTGCTTTGCTTTCTGCGTCAGAGAAACTTGTTGCCAAGGGTGGTTGCCAACCATTTTATTTAGTCAGGCATCTGTGGAGAGCGCAGTGTAGACACTGCAGAACTCCAGGATGTTAGGACCACAAGCTACATTGCCTGATATTATACTCTGTAGTCTTGGAGGCATCCCTGGTGATCTACCTGATGTTGGGTCATCTAGTTTGTCACCAGACACAGAGGGGGGGGTGGGGCTGGATCCGTACAGGGTGAGGACAACCTGTCACGGTTGCGAAAAGACGCTGCGCTTTATAATTGTGTCCACGGACGGCACACGCAGAGTTTTCGAGCATCTGCTGCTGGACGACCTGCACTTTCTCTGTCCTGCTTGTGTGGCTGTACACATTCAAGTGAACCGTAGAAATGGACGGCGTAGATAAAGGTACTACACCTGGCTGTTCAGGGTGGGATTTCATAGACAGGGAGGCGGTATGTGAGGATGATGGTCCTGTGGATAATTTTGAGGCATTGTTTGAGCAGAGTACCCAGGGATCCTTCCTAGATAATGATGAGGTGGACCAGGGAAATTCCTTGGCTCTGTTCACACAACAGTTGTTTTCTGACGATGAGCAACATGTTGCAGCATTAAAGCGAAAGCATATTCAGACACCTAGGAAGGACCGTGTGGAAATAGAAAGCCTAAGCCCTAGGTTAGATGCAGTTTCGATATCTCCCAAGGGTAAGCAGAGCAGAAGGAGACTGTTTGAGGACAGTGGACTGGGACATGAAACTGAAGATACTTCTGCGCCGGAGGAGGTATTGACCGGGATCGGGTCAGGGAGCACAGGGAGGACAGGAGGTTGTGAAGACCTTCTAAGGGCAAGCAACAGAGTAGCAGCATGTTTAGGTAAATTTAAGGATGCCTTTGCAGTGAGTTTCGGAGATTTGACTCGGTGCTACAAGAGTAATAAGACCTGTAGTCAGCACTGGGTCGTGACCGTATTCGGTGCACGGGAGAATTTAGTAGAGGCAGCTAAGGAAGTGTTAAAACCTCAATGTAACTATCTACAGGAAACAGTAGGCTGGGCAGGAAACAGTAGACTATCTTTGTTTCTGTTTGAGTTTAAAGTGCAGAAAAGTAGAGAGACTCTTAGTAAACAACTATCCGCCATTTTAGGCATAGACGAGCTGTTGATAATGGCGGAGCCTCCTAATCATAGGAGCACACTCGCTGCATTCTTTTTCTATAAAAAAACATTATTTAGTGGGGAGAACACTACATATTATGGACAAAGGCCAGAATGGGTGGCAAAACAGACAATCCTTGAGCACCAGGCAGCCACAGCAGAGTCATTTGATTTCAGTCTGTTTGTGCAGTGGGCATATGACAATGATTACACAGATGAGGCAGAAATAGCATATAGATATGCAATTGAGGCAGAAACAGATGCAAATGCAGAGGCATGGTTAAAGACTAATAATCAAGTGAAATATGTTAGAGACTGCTGTGCCATGGTTAGAATGTACAAAAGGCAGGAAATGAAAGAAATGAGTATGAGTTCATGGATACGGAAGTGTTGTGGTGAGCACGAGGAAGGAGACTGGAAGGTCATTGCTAGTTTTCTCAGATATCAGGAGGTCAATTTTGTTTTGCTATTAACAGCCTTAAGACATATGTTCAAAGGTACTCCTAAAAAACATTGTCTCGTTATCCATGGGCCACCAGATACAGGAAAGTCATATTTTTGTTCTACCCTGACACAGTTCCTGCACGGTCGTGTCATTTCATATATGAATAGCAAAAGCCAGTTTTGGCTGCAGCCACTTATAGATGCGAAACTGGGGTTCCTAGACGATGCTACTCATGCATGCTGGAACTTCATGGATACATTTATGAGAAATGGCTTAGATGGTAATTTCGTACAAGTAGATGTGAAACACAGAGCACCACTACAGCTAAAGCTACCTCCATTACTAATTACTAGTAATGTAGATGTTAAAGGTAATGAAAATTATAGGTACTTGCATAGCCGCCTGCAATGCTTTGAGTTTGCTAAGCCTATGCCATTAGACTCACATGGCCAGCCTCGGTTTCCGTTAACGGCTTCTAATTGGACATCTTTTTTTACAAGGCTTGCTAAACAATTAGGCCTGGACGAGGAAGAAAATGACAATGAACTCACTGGAGGCACGTTTCGATGCTGTGCAAGACCAAATTCTCAGTCTGTATGAGAAAGGCAGTACTGATCTTGCAGACCAAATACTGTACTGGTCACTAGTGAGGAAGGAGGGTGCATTGGAAGTGGTTGCCAGGAGGCAAGGCCTCAATAGACTTGGACTACATACTGTACCCTCCCAGGTGGGTGCAGAGCATAAAGCTAAGTCAGCCATATTAATGCACCTGCAGTTAACCTCACTTAAAAACTCCAAATATGGAGGTGAGCCTTGGACAATGCCTGAAACGAGCATTGAAATGTATGAAAGGACTGAACCTAGTGGGACGTTTAAAAAACACGGACATGAGGCTGAAGTGCTATATGACTGTAATGAAGAGAATGCTGTGTCATACATGGTCTGGGGAGCTATCTATAAGCAAGAAGAAGATGGGGTCTGGCAAAAGTATAGTAGTGATGTGGACTACTATGGGGTATACTATACTGATCGCCATGGTAACCGTGTTTATTATGAGGACTTTGATAAGGATTCTGATCGTTTTGGTAGACTCAAACAATGGACAGTGAACTTTAAGACCTCAACCTTTACATCTTGCCCCGATAGCTCAACCAAAGAAACCTGTACCAGCACCCCGACCCACTCCAAAAGGCGGCGAGACTGCGACACCACCGACACCGGACCCACGAAGAAAGCTCTTCGGCGAACCCCCTCGCCGACCACGCCGATCAAGGTTGGGATCGGAAGGAGACAGCGACAAGGAGAACCAAGATCCGGACGAGGAACCCACACCGAACACACCGAACAAGTTGGGGACAGTCCTGAAGAGGTTGGAAGAGGACTTCAGGGACCTCCTCGACACTGTGGAGGACGCCTCCAAAATCTTCACGCTGATGCTCGGGACCCGCCCATAATTCTTGTCAAAGGTCCGCCAAATTCACTAAAATGTTGGAGGAATCGGGTTAGACGGCGCTTTCCAAGGCCATTTTCTCAAATCAGTACTGTGTTTACGTGGGTTGATGAAAGGGACTCTGTTGGTGCTACTTCTGCTCAGTTGTTAGTTGCTTTCACTGATGATCATCAAAGGACTGTGTTTCTTGAGACTGTAACTGTTCCTAAGGGTGCTTTGGTGTATAAGGGTTCTCTAGACGGTCTGTAATCTATTTGTACGGTTCACTATGGTGTCAGCCACACGCAGGCGTGTTAAGCGGGATTCAGCTTCTAACTTGTATAGGCAATGTCAAGTTACTGGGAATTGTCCACCTGATGTAGCTAATAAAATCGAAGGCAATACCCTCGCAGACAAGTTGCTTAAAATTTTCAGTAGCATAATATATCTTGGGGGATTGGGGATCGGGACTGGGAGAGGCACTGGAGAAACATATGGTTATGGGCCTATCAATCCTGGCGGAGGCCGGATCACTGGCACAGGCACGGTCATGAGGCCTGGTGTCGTAGTCGAGCCTATAGGTCCTGCAGAGATAGTACCAGTAGACTCTGTTGGCCCTGGAGAGTCAAGCATTGTCCCTTTACTAGAAGCTACACCAGATGTCCCTATAAATGGGGGTCCTGAGGTACCCCCAGCTGGGCCTGACACAAGCACAGTTGATGTCACCTCCAACATAGACCCAGTTTCCGATGTGAATGTCAGTGGTGGTACAACAATCACTAATACAGACTCTGCTGTGATAGATGTGCAGCCTGCCCCTAGTGGTCCCAGAAGAGTAACAGTCACACGCAGTGAACATAACAATCCTGCTTATGTGTCAGTCTCTGCACCTCCACAGGGTCTTGGTGAGGGAGGGGGCTTTCTATTAGCAGGCAGTGAAAGTAGTGGCCTTATAGCCAGCACACATGAGCTGGATGCAGCGGTTATAATTGGTGGTAGGCCTCCACCTGAGACTATCTTTGAAGATATAGAACTGGATACATTTTCTGCCACAGGGGGCAGGAGTGAGTTTGATATAGAAGAGCCTTATAGCAGTACCCCTCGGGGTGGGCCTCTAGATCGTGCTGTAACTCGTTTCAGGGATCTTTACAATCGGAGGGTACAGCAAGTCAGAGTTTCTGACCCCGAGCAGTTTCTCTCCGCTCCCGCCCGAGCGGTTACATTTGAAAATCCCGCCTTTGACAGTGGTGATATAAGCCTCATATTTGAACAGGATGTGCAAGCAGTGCAGGCCACGCCAGACCCGGATTTTATGGATATAATTAGGCTTGGACGCCCTCGCCTGTCCGAAACTGCAGATAGATCTGTGAGAGTCAGTAGGCTGGGCCAGAGAGGTACAATTAGAACAAGAAGTGGCTTGCAAATAGGGGGTAGGGTGCATTATTATACAGACCTCTCCCCTATTCCAAGAGATATTGAGCTGTCCACCCTGGGGGAAGCTTCTGGAGAGGCTGATTTAGTTGATGGCATAGGTGAGTCTTCTGTCATCGATGCTGGCTCCGTTGCAGATGAGAGCATGCTAATAGGTGAGGGCTTAGGGGCTCCTTTGGATGATTTAGACCTCATTAGTGATGGGAGCAGTGTTGACTTTTCATCAACAAGATTGGAGTTTAGCTTTCTCACGGGGAGTAGCAATATAACTCTGCCTGAGCAGGTGACTAATGTATTCGGCCCAGGCTTGTATGTACCCGATATCGGTACAGGCACTCATATAATTCACCCTCAAGTGGTTGGCGAAGTTGAGCTTGAAGATAGCTTTCCCAGGGATTTGTTTCCAGGAACAGAGATTGTATTTATCCCCGAGGACAGTATCGACTTCTATCTGCATCCTAGCTTGCGCAGACGTAAGCGAAAATATTTTGTTCGTTGATTTTGCAGATGGCTATGTGGCTACCACAGAATGGAAAGCTCTATCTCCCACCAACAACTCCTGTTGCACGCGTGCAGAGTACAGACGAATATGTGATCCCTACCACACTCTTCTGTCATGCAAACACAGACAGATTACTTACAGTTGGACATCCCTACTTCGAGATCAAAGACAACGACACTGTGACGGTCCCCAAAGTCTCTGGTAATCAGTATAGGGTTTTTCGTCTGAAGTTTCCGGACCCTAATAAGTTTGCTTTGCCTCAGAATGATTTCTATAATCCTGACAAGGAACGACTTGTCTGGCGGCTGAGAGGCATTGAAATTGGTCGTGGGGGGCCTCTCGGTGTAGGCACAACAGGACACCCTCTTTTTAATAAGTTGGGAGATACTGAGAACCCTACCCGTTACCAACCAGGGGGTGCAAAGGACAACCGTCAGAATACATCCCTGGACCCTAAACAAACACAGATGTTTGTTGTGGGTTGTGCTCCCTGCACAGGGGAACACTGGGATGTGGCCAAGCCTTGTGGGAACTTAGAGGCTGGGGATTGCCCACCTATACAGCTAGTTAACTCTGTTATACAGGATGGCGATATGTGTGATATAGGTTTTGGGAACATGAACTTCAGGGCTTTGCAGCAGGATAAAAGTGGGGTTCCTCTTGATATAGTTTCCACTATGTGTAAGTGGCCGGATTTCCTCAAAATGGTGAATGATATATATGGAGACAAGCTATTCTTTTTTGGCAGACGAGAGCAGGTCTATGCAAGACACTTCTTTACAAGGAATGGGGTAATGGGGGACACCATACCAAATGCAGTCAGTCCGAGCGATTATTATTATGCTCCGGACACGGCGCAGGACCAGAAAACGGCAGGTCCTTCTGTCTATTTTGCTACCCCCAGTGGATCCTTGGTGTCCAGTGATGGTCAGCTGTTCAACAGACCGTTTTGGTTGCAAAGGGCTCAAGGCACCAATAATGGTGTATGTTGGGGGAATGAATTATTTGTGACTTTGGTGGATAACACCAGGAACACAAATTTTACCATTAGTCAGAAGACCACCACTCCTAATCCTGATGTTTACGACTCTCAGAATTTTAAGCAGTACTTAAGACATGTGGAACAGTACGAGCTATCTTTGATCATGCAGCTTTGTAAAGTTCCATTGACTCCTTCCGTGCTGGCTCATATTAATGTCATGAACCCAACTATCCTGGAGGACTGGAACTTGGGGTTTGTCCCTCCACCGCAGGCACCCATCACTGATGACTATAGGTATATAAATTCTCTTGCAACAAGGTGTCCAGATCAGAACCCACCAAAGGAACGCGAGGACCCATACAAGGGTCTTTCCTTTTGGGAAGTAGACCTAACTGAGCGGTTTTCTCAGGATTTGGATCAATTTCCTTTGGGAAGGAAGTTCTTGTTCCAGACAGGCTCTCGTTCAGGCACCAGGTCTGTGAAACGGCCACTATCTGTCACGGACAGCACAGGGAATAGTCCCACTACACGGCGCACCATTAAAAGGCGCAAAAAATAAATGTTACCTGTAACTGGAAATCTGTAATGTGAATTTATAAATGTAAACTTACTATACTGTGAACTTATACTGTGAACTTTAATAAAGACTGTGAACAATCATTGCGTGCTTTGTCTCTGCAAAATAAAGTGACTAATTACTTGACCAGCTTGTCCTCGCCTACTTCCTTTGCACCTGGGTTCAGTCGGCGCCAGCTCTTGGATCAGGATAGAAGGTAAGATGCCTTCTCATACATTTTTGTGGCTAAATTCAAGTTTTGGCGGAGGACCGTTTACGGTACTTACCCACATTTGGCACTCGATTAATGTGACTAATCTCTACATGTTCAGGCGATTATCCAGACCGGGTACGGTCGGGTAAAACAGGCGCCAAATCTCTGGGTGTGTTGTACACTATTGTTGTGCTTGCCAAGTACAGGTGTGGCGACCAAATCCGGTACATGTCTAAAACTGCACTAGGGTGATTGTTGCCAACAATCATCATAGCTAGAAGAAAAATAGGAGGAGCGGTAACGGTCTTATAAAGATGGGACAGACCACCAGACCACATTCGGTCG